TTCAAGTTAATAAAAACATGAATTATATTGATGCTATAGTTCATTTCTGTGATCAGAATAGTATTGATTTAGAATCAGTTCCTAAACTTATACCCAAACCTTTAAAGGAAAAGATTAAGTATGAAGCGCAGGAACTTAATTTTTTAAAGAGAACATCCAGAGCTAAACTACCTATATTTTAATGATGCCTTTTGATTGCTATAAGATTTATCTCGCACTCAAGAATCATTTTACTAGAGACTCATATGATTACCACAAATATAATGGTAGAACTAGAGCAACTGTAGATGCTTTTTATAAGAGGAAGGATAGGTTCTGGTTTGAGAAGATGTGTAGGAAGAAGACTGAAAAGGAAGTAGAAGATTTTTTTGTAGCAAACTTTGTGTCATGCAGTGACCCTGAGACACTATGGATTGGAGACTTGATGAAGAATGGAGACAGTAATTATAAGGAGTGGTGTAGGAAAGTTCAATCACTCTCTTATGTTTTTAAACAGGAGGTAGACTCTAATATATGTGGTAATGATTTTGATAAACTGTTTAGTATAGAGGGAGGTAGACACCCTCAACTTTTAAAGAAACATCTTCAAGGTAATATATCTTTGGAGACTATGTTAATCTTAGATAGGATACTTGGATATAAAAATAACTTTGATAAGAAACTGGATGATCCTGTGTGGAAGGTCACGTCTACTAGAATGAAAAAGTATTCTCCCTTCCTAAATATAGATGTATTCTCATACAAAAAAATCCTTAAGGATTTAGTACTTGACACTGCAAGGTGACTCAAGTATACTGGATACACACAAGCCAAATCTCAACAAATACGAGGTAATCTAAATGTCTTTTGACAAACTGAGAAAGCAATCCAAACTGGGTTCTCTTACCGATAGACTGGTAAAAGAAGTAGAGAAGATGAATTCATCTTCTGGTGGAGCAGATGAAAGATTCTGGAAAGCAGAACTGGACAAGACTGGCGTTGGGTCAGCAGTTGTTCGTTTCCTTCCAGCACCTGATGGAGAAGAACTCCCTTGGGTAAAGGTTTATTCACATGCATTCCAAGGACCAGGTGGATGGTTTATTGAAAACTCTTTGACCACAAATGGTGGCAAAGATCCTGTATCTGACTACAATCGTCAGTTATGGAACAGTGGTAATGATGCTGATAAGGATACAGTACGTAAGCAGAAGCGCAAGCTATCTTATTACTCCAACGTTTATGTTGTAAAAGATCCTCTTCATCCAGAGAATGAGGGGAGAGTATTCTTGTTTAAGTATGGTAAGAAAATATTTGATAAGGTTCTGGAAGCAATGCAACCAGAGTTTGATGATGAAACTCCAATCAATCCTTTTGATTTCTGGCAGGGTGCAAACTTTAAGCTGAAGATCGTTAAGAAGGATGGGTTCTGGAACTATGATAAGTCTGAGTTTGATAAGGTAGCACCTTTATTAGATGATGATGATGCATTAGAAGCATTGTGGAAGAAGCAGTATTCTCTATCTGCTATTACCGCACCAGATCAGTTTAAGTCATATGAAGATTTGGAGAGACGATTAAAGACTGTCTTGGGACAGAAACCTGCTCAAGCTCCTAGACTGGATGAGGAAGTTGTATCTGAAGAAGAACGAGTTCCAGTAGCTGCTGCTCCTCCTGTAGCATCTGCTAGTTCAGATGAGGATGATGCTCTCAGTTACTTTCAAAAGTTAGCTGATAGTTGAAATATAATCAGATCTGCTTGACCCTCTTGGTCATAGCAGCATACATCAATCTATTTTTTAAATAGATTACTGATACAATTTAATATTTTCTCCTTTCTTCAAGGTGTCACTCACATACTGAGCGGCACCTTTTTTATATGGCATGATGTTATCTAAGTCATTGAAGATAACATTTAGATAATCTGGTTTTAATAAGTAGATATTTCTTTTATCATCTTCCTTTTTAATTTCATATTGATAATTAGTAACTGCTTGAGTCATCTTAGCTGCTGGAATAGTATGATAAGAATTATCATCATAGTATTCATAGTAGTATGCATTACCTGTTCCAACTGTTCCTTCTACAGTAAAGGTAACTTGTTCTGTACCTCCTATTTCTGGTTGCTTAACTTCGGGTATGGATGGTAATACATATGTAAATCTAATAACTACATCCCCCACTTTAAGAACAGATGTTATAGGGAACCTTCCATTATATACACTTGATGATACATTATTAATTAATACTTCTGATCCAACAACCAAGTCTTTAATACCATTATTCATGGTAATGGTTGCTATTTTAGATTCAGTTCCTGATATTTGATTTATTTTTGTATTGATTGCTTGAATATAATTTCCATTAGTTCTCCATGTCTTAGGAGTTTCTAATCCGCCTGGAAGTATAACTCCACCCTTAGAGTTTTTAATTTCTACAGTTTCATAATGATGGATGCCAGAATGTAATTTTTCATAGGTTCCATATTTTTCTAAGAGTACTTCATCTAATGATGTCTGGGGTAGTGGCCATTCAGACTGGATGTTTAATATATTATTAGATAAAAGAACTACCCAGTCCAATGAAGAGTCATCGTATTCTTTGAATGCTATGTTGTCTGGTCTTTCATCGCCAATTATTTTATACTTAGTAAAGAAACTTAGGTTTCCAAATATGTCAGGACGAATTTTACCCCTCTTAAATAAGTTTTTTATAGTAATATAGTTGGAAATATCTTGACTTCCTTTAGTCCTATTGACGTATTCAAAGTTTGGTACTTGTTTAAAATAAGAATTTGTCATGGTTAGAATCCCATATCGTTACTAGACATTTCAATATCCTCTGCGTATATTGGATTCAATTCTTGGAAGCTCAAGTTGCAAGTGTAGCTAGTCATAGAACCATCATCATATGTCATGTATGAACCATCAGGAGTGTATTGAACATTAAAAGTTGTAAGAGCACATAGTTTAATTTTATTTAAGAAGGGATGTTGATCTCCATTTTTAAATATGTATTTTAATTTGAATACATTAGGAGACTCTAAGAATAATTTTCCTTTTCTTTTAGGAGCCATTTGTTTCTTAAAGAACTTAATGATACTTCTAATTTCTTTTGCTTCTCTAGATTCTCTTGGTGTAAACTGATAATTATAATTAAAAGATCTTAGTCCTGGACCACTGAAGAGAAGTTCTAAGTTGGGATTCATTACCTTACCTGTAGTTCTGGTAAATACATTCTTTCCAGTAGCTTGTTCTGCAAAGTAAGCAGCAACTTCATCTGAACCAATACCACCAGGTCCAAAAAGAGTTTTCATTGCATCCTTTGATGCACCAGCTAGTCCTTTTGTTGCTTGGCTTAATCCTTCAGATGCTCCTTTTACAGCAGAACCTGATATGTTAGCCATTGCAGCATCAATTGCATTCAATGTGCCTTCATTCCAACTTACACTACTTGCGTCTGATAATCCAGGTTGCATAGGAAGATAGACACTTCCTACTGAAGCCATCTTTCTATCTTCTGCATCTTGTGTCATCCCATCTACACCACTAAATGAACTTGGTTTATATTCTTTAGCAGTTACTTGTAAGAAATCAAATTTCTTTCTATCTTTATTGAGAGGGTATCTTCCTACAAATTTACCTCCACCACCACTAGTAGATTTATTGTTAGCACTTGTATTGAGAGGGGTTGATTGCCATCTACTATTAGGATCTATAACGTCTGCAAAGCTTATATTAGGTGAACTTTTTCCTGTTGCTTTTTTAAATACATCTTTGTATATTGGGTCTGTTAAAGCAGTTCCCATCCATTGATCACTAGCCCCTAACTTACTTAAGAAATTAGAACCATAATCTAAATTATATATTTTTGCATAATCTATTTCATCTAATGCAGCATTATAATAACTACCTGCTACTTCTTTTTCTGTTTGAGTAAGATTCTTTCCAGTAGCAGTTCTAACTACAGTCGCACTAGTTTTATCTGTCTTAGTGACAAATGATTTTCCATCTAATAAGAATTCTTCGCTAGTAACTGTTGACATTAATATCTTTTTAGTTATTTAGTCTTAAAGTTTGCATAAGATAATGATCTTAGATAATCTATCTCATCATTCTGTATTATATGTAAGAATCCTACAAGTTCATTCCATGTATAGTTCCTTGATGTACCCCAGTGAAAGTTGATACCTTGGAATCCCCAATTTTTTACTTCAGTAACAGCAACTAATGGAAATTCATCATAAACACCAGGAGTCTTGGCATTATATACAAAAGTATAATAGTTACCTGGATTAGGTACTATGTCAGTCTGACTAAACACCTCCATGATGTTCATCATGATATCATCAGGATCATTTAGTCCTTCAATTTGTTCTTGAAGTTCTTGTGTTCTTTCTGACATTACTTAATACCTAGTTCATCTTCTGTGATTAGTTTGAATTCAATTCTCCTATCTAAACAATACTCTTGTGCTGCCTTCCATTTAGCTTGGTTGATAGCATAGGTTGTAAGTTCATACAGATATGATTTAGTTACTCTGGTTTTTTTCTTTGGTGGTTTGGTTTGCTTCTTAGGTTTCACCTCAACCACATAAGTTTTAATGCTACCATTACTTTCTCTTACCTTCATTAAAAAGTCTGGATAGTATCTATGAGGTCTTTTATCTACAGGAGACATGTAAGGTATACTTATCTCTTCAGAAGCCCATGCTATTATATTATTATTCAAGTCACAGTATCTACAGAACTTACGTTCCCAACTACTACGACATATTATATTATTTGGATTGCCTTGATACTTTCGAGGGTGCTTTGGTTTGTACCTACTCTTAATACTTTCAGCCATCTCTTATACATAATATATAATCTAAAATATTTATAGATGGCAGGTGTCAGGCCAGAAAGGTTAACGGTATCTAAGATAAAGTCGAGGTTGCTTAATGTAGCACAATCTTCTTTATATAGATTGACTTTGCCCGTTCCTCAAGCAGTAAGAAGTAGATTGTCATTAGGTTCTTATGACTATGATAATATTAGTTTGATGTGTTGTGAAGCATCTCTTCCAGGTTCTAGTTTAACTACTCATGAAGTTAATAATGACTATGCTGGTGTGACTGAGAAGATGGCTTATAGAAGATTGTATGATGAGAGTTTGGGACTTACTTTTTATGTGGATAGAAACTATAAAGTAATACAAATGATAGAAGCATGGATGGATTATATTACTGGAGTTGATAATACAAAAACATATGAAGACCCTTATGTAAGTCATAGGATGGCTTACCCTAACACATATAAGAATAATATATACATAACTAAATTTGAAAGAGATAATTTTATGGGAAATTATAGTGCTAGTGGAAGTACTGGTACTAGAACTGCTAGAAGTACTCTTGATTATACTTTTGTTCAAGCATTTCCTTTATCTTTAACTGCTATTCCAGTTTCATATGAAGAAAGTTCTGTGTTAAAATGTAGTGTATCATTTAATTTTGTTAGATATGTTCAGCAAAGAAAGCAAACTCTTTTCAGTTCTAATGATTTGTTTGAAGGAGAAGTTACTAGAGATATGATAGTTAATAGACAACCAACATTAACTTGATAAATAAGACACTGAAAGAATTATTATGCCATTACCTACCATTGTTACTCCAAGTTATGAACTTGAGTTGCCATCTACAGGAAAGAAAATTAAATACAGACCATTCCTAGTTAAAGAAGAAAAACTTTTAGTATTAGCATTGGAAACTGAGAACACTAAAGATATTTCTACAGCAATTAAAACTGTATTAAAAAATTGTATTCAAACTAGAGGAATAAAGGTAGAGAATCTTCCTACTTTTGATATAGAATATCTATTTCTTAACATCAGAGGAAAATCTGTGGGTGAGGAGGTTGAAGTTAACCTTATTGCTCCTGATGATGAGGTCACAGAAGTTCCTGTGACTATTAATATAGATGATATTGAAATTCAAAAAAGTGATGAGCATACTAATAAAGTTAAGTTAGATGATTCTTTAATCATGGAGATGAAGTATCCATCATTAGAACAATTCATTAAAAGTAATTTTGATTTTACTGAAGAGGTAAGCATGGATCAATCATTTGATTTGATTGCTTCCTGTATTGATAAAATTTATAATGAAGAGGATGTATGGTCTACTGCAGATTGTACTAAGAAAGAAGTGAAAGATTTCTTAGAGCAGATGAATAGTATGCAGTTTAAGGAGATTGAAAAGTTCTTTGAGACAATGCCTAAGTTATCTCATAGTGTGACCTTTAAAAATCCTAAGACAAAAGTTGAAAGTACTGTGGTGTTGGAAGGGTTATCGTCTTTTTTCGCTTAGGTATGGTGCATATGAATTTGGAGAGTTATTATAATATTAATTTCTCTTTACTTCAGTACCATAAATATTCATTAACAGAAGTTGAAAACTTAATCCCTTGGGAGAGAGACATCTACATTGGTATGTTGAAACAACATCTTGAGGATGAAAAACTCAAGCAACAACAATCTAATGCCTAGCAGCAATAACCTAATACAATCTTTAAGAAGTGCTCATGACCCTCATTTTAAATTAGAGGGTAGAGTTGGTGGGCTTGAAAAAGGATTAGGTATACAAGTTGCTCAGTTGCATAAGACAATGAGTAAGTCCTTTGCGATGCAAAGGAAAACTTTGGTGAGAGTTCTTGGGCTTGAAGGAAGAGTTAGTGAATTAGAATTACAACAGGCAGCAGAGGAACAAGCAAAGGAAGCTATAGATGATCTGCTAGAAGATATACAATCAGCAAAGGAAGGAGAAGGAGAAGTAGGATCAGATTCAGTATCCACAAAGACAAAACCAAAGGCTAAAGCAAAACCAAAGGCTAAAGCAAAACCAAAACCAAAGGCTAAAGCAAAACCAAAAGTAAAACCAAAGGCTAAGAAGACAAGAGTTACTGGTAAGAGAATACGTAAACCAAAGATAGATGCTGATAAATTTAAGAGAGGAACTTCGCAAGAGACTGCAGAAGAAAGATTAGAAAGACAGGCTAGGAATAGACAAGAGACTGCAGCAGCAGAGGAGCATAAAAAAAGTGATGAGTTTACAGAAACTACTACTGGAACTGATCCAAAAACAGGAGAACCTTTAAGTGCTGCTGAGAGAAAGAGGAGATTTAAAGCGGCTAAGTTTCTTCCTCCAGGTTCTTCAACTACTACACCTTCAGATATTAAACCCGATAATGAAGAAGAGGATAAGAAGACTGATGTTATTACTTTTTTAAA